ACTCCCTATATATGGAATTAATATTACATATATAGATAACCTGTTGGAATATAAAAACCGAACAACATAGGGTGATATATTTTTTAAAATGTCCGAATTATACCAATATATACCTATAATAGGGGGCTATATAACAGAAAATTATTGTGGGATATTATAACCAGGGTCTGACGCTGAGTTTAAGCACCCCACCCCAAATATCGACTTATCGACTTATAGATATATCGACAATTTACTAGGGTGTTATATTGTCCTATTTATACTATTTAGGGGGTTTATATTGTTTTGGTGGGGTTTGATATAAATAGTCGGTTATAGACTATCTGCCCTAATAAATCCTAATCGCCCCTATTGTCCGAATTGGTATAGTGTGATAGACACCACACCCACCACACTTGACTATTCTTAAATGGCGTGGTATAATCCCGCCCGAATTGGTGTGGTATAAATCACACCGACACGACTTGACTAGGTTCGCCTAGCATGGTAAGATACGCAGTATCACAATTAAATATGGGTTAGGCAGTATCGGATAATCGCTTAAAGCGTGTGATACACTTCACATAGAATATAGCGTGTCGGACTTGACTAGCACAATTAAGCGTGGTAGAATACGCAGTATAACAATTAAATAAGGATATGCGGTTAAGCAGTAGTTAGGCTTGATTAGATATTAGTAGCAGTAGGTCGCCTATGGTATCACGACCCTAACTACTACTTAGCCGTATATCCCCTAGTGAAAGGTGAGATAGTGTCCTATAACCCTTATGGGGTTATGGGTAGTATTATCACACCACCTAGACAAGTTAAAGCGTCTAAGGCGTGGAAAGGCTCACGCAGTAGGCGGTTTAGTGAAGTCGTGGTGTGTGATAAGTCGGGCAATATAATCGCAGTAGTTGAGAATAGTCCTGCGGTTAAATTGGCTAAGCGTGTCGCTAAGAACGCTAAGCCTATCGACACTACCCCTAAACCCTTAACTGCTGATGAGTTGCGTGCTATTGCCCTAGATGAGCGTAGGCGACAATTTGAAGCACAACAAGCGCAGAATTATCGTAAATTAGTCGGCAATTACAATTAGTAGCCGATAGTCCTAGCCCGTAGGTCGGGTGTCTATGGGGTTCGATACCCCACTAGGACACGCCCATAGTCAAGGCGACTTGACTATATGCCCTAAGTATGCTATACTTAGGTATTAAGTGGAAAGGTTAAACATGGAGATAATCCAAGAGTTTAGTGTGGATAGCGTTGCTACCTACCTGAGCACTTACTTCGGTGAGATATGGCTACCCCATAGAACGCTGATTATGTTAGCAATAATCGCTATCACCCTAAGAAGTATCAAACTATTCAGAGAACGCAAGTAATCATGGATAGCGATATAATTTGGGAGAAGGCAATAACTACCGATATGGTAGCAGGGTGGTCAGCAGACAAGGTAAGCCTACTCATTAGAGAGTTAGACGACCTAGTCCATATAACTTATGAAGAATTGTCTATGGACAATAACTTAGAAGGGCTATTTGATGACGACTTTATTGAGTAAGTGGGGCAACCTACTAGGCTACACCTTCGCTGGTGATGAGTATTGTAGAGATTGCGCTATAAATGATAACATGCTAGTAGCATTAGCACGACCAGTATTTACTAGTGATATAGATTACACTAGTGGCGACTTGACTTGTGCTAATTGTATGGTAGAATTAGTCTAACAAGGTAGAGATACACCTAAAGGGGGTGATGATATGCCGATAGATGATGAAGTAGAAGTAGAGCATAGTTGCGGTTCATGTTCTTTCACTACTACTGATGAGGACTACTTTGTAATAGTTAATGATAAATTACTATGCGAGGATTGCCGAGCATTTTGTAATCGGTGCGAGGAGTATTGCTACTCTGAAAATAGTCGCCATATAGAGGGTGAAGGTATATGGTGCGAGTATTGCGCTGATAACAATACTTCATGGTGCGAAAGGTGCGAGTGCCTATACTCTGATAGTATAAGCATGTTCGAGATTAGCGATAGGAGTGAGTATTGGTGCGAGGGTTGCGCTGATGATTACTCTACCTATTGTGATGATTGTAATGAGAACTACGAAAGTGAGTGCGCCCATTGTGGCGATACTGGTAGCGGTAGTAGAAGTAATCTAGTCCATAACTATTCTTACAAGCCTGACCCTAGATTTATAGGTCAAGATAAGAATAACCTATACTTCGGTATAGAATTAGAGATGGAGATTAGGTCAGGAGATATTAGAAGTAGTGCCGACTATGTTAATGATAGACTAGGTAATTGGTTCTATATGAAAGAGGATAGCAGTATAGGTTCGGGTGGATACAAGGGGTTCGAGTTAGTATCTCACCCTATATCATTTAATAGTTGGTCAGATATGAAAGCGTTTAACAATACCTTAGACTACCTAAGAGAACACCAAGAGGCTAGGGCATGGGACGCTAGTAATTGTGGGCTACATATTCATGTAAGTCGTAAAGGATTTAAGAGTGGGGCGCATACTCATAGGTGGCTAACGCTTATCTATAAGAACGCACCAGAGATGATGAAGTTTGCTGGTCGCAAGTCCGACTATGCTAAGTTTAATGATGTGTATAAGTATGATGATTACGATAGACCATACTTTACACTAGCAGATAAGATAGCCCCACCTAATAGGGCTATGACCCAAAGATATTCTGCGGTAAATACGCAGAACGAACACACGCTAGAACTTCGGTTCTTTAGAGGGACTACTAAGCCTAGCGGTGTTCATAGTGCTATCCAATTAGCACACGCAAGCATAGAATACACTAGAGATATGACCCTATCTGATGTTAAGTTAGGCATGTTAAACTGGGATTGGTTCTATGATTATGTCGAAGCCAATAACGGCTTCTATCCTGACTTATATGAACGCATGTCCAAAGTGCGTTCATTAAGTCTTAATAGTAAAGAACTAGTTAATGCGTAAAGGGGGTATGATATGTGTCTATTAGTGGTATGTAATCCTAACTCAATACCGAGTAAAGATGACCTAACTAGAGGGGCATGTAGTAATCCGCATGGCTTTGGCTTTGCGATACAGACACCTGAAGGTATTATATCTGAACGCAGTATGTCTGCTAAGAAGTCTATTGCTAGGTTCTTAGAATTGCGTGAGCAGTATCCCGAAGGCTACGCTATGTGGCACGCAAGATACGCAACGCATGGTGTTAAGAACGAACTTAACTGCCACCCATTTAAAGTAGCAGGTGAGCATGATACTTACTTAGCGCACAATGGTGTGTTAGATATTCATATACCTAAAGGTGATAAGCGTAGCGATACAAGAATACTAGCAGAGGAATTACTGCCACGACTAGGCGGTGTGTCTGCGCTAGATAATGACTACACTTATGATATGATAAGTTCATGGGCTAGGGGTAGTAAAGTAGCAGTAATGACCAATGACCCTAGCGCACAATACAAGATGTATATTATCAACGAAAGTGCTGGTAGTTGGGACGATAGTGGTATATGGTGGAGTAATGCTTCATATAAACCAGTAGTAGTTAAGCCAACGACTGCGATTTGCGATATCTACTATGGGTATGACGACTATAAAAGCGAAAGCGCAGAAGTAAATAGCGACACAGTATTTAATTGTGGTTGGTGCGATACGCCAACAGACATGGAGATAAATCCTTACTACTGCTATGAGTGTAGTTCATGCTACGATTGTGGCACTACAATGAGCGATTGCTTATGCTACAATGATGATGATAGACACGCTATCATTAGCGAGTATGAGTATGTAAATAATTATTTATTAGATGAGCACGCATGGTATAATGCGAAGTGGAAAAGTAAAGAGCCACTTGACTTCTAGAATTGGTAGTGGTATAATCACTATCGATACCAACAGACACCACTTGGTAAATTGCCAAGCGGATAACTAATGAAAGGTAAGATATGCCAAACACGACAATCAATAGCGATTACCTGACAAGTATCGCATATTCCCTACAAGATATAGTAGATGAACTTAGTTCTCTACCTGATAATGCTAACGACTATTATGTTCGTGGCACTATCGTCAAAGCACAGCAAGAACAATCACGCTTTAAGCCACGCTCTATGTGGGTATCACTAGGCGACGGAACTTACAAGCATATTACAGGTAAGCGTGGGCTTATCGCAAAGCATGAACGACTAGACGGCTATGTTGATGTCGTCTTTGTTCCTTAATCAAATACTTATTCGAAAGGATACCATGACCACAGATATAAAAGTTAATACAGAACCACAAGGTTCTTGGCTAGCAGGATATATCACACTAACAGATACAATAGATGGCGTGGTATCCTACGGATTATTCGAGAACTTAGAACAAGCAACAGTTTGGGCTAAGCAATTATCTAATGCTACAATACAAGCGGTATGTGTGCCAGCACACAATAGGGGGTGAATAGATGACAGCCAAACTACAATACTCATATGTATATGAAGGTGCTAACTTAGAATTAACTAAAGGTTTATGTGCTAGCAGTTCTGACCCTGACTTGTGGTTCTCACAAGAGAACTTTGACTTAGGTGCTAGACCAACGGAACACGATAAAGAAGTGTTAGTTGTTAGAACTTTATCAGCATTAACCATGTGCGACAAGTGTCCTATTAAGGATACCTGCCTAGCAGAAGGTATGAAAGATGATAACCTAGACTGGGGTATATGGGGTGGGACACTACCAGCAGAGCGACTAGCAATAGCGGGTAAGCCTATGGCTGGACATGAGAGATATAATAAATTATTATTCTCTAATAAAATTAGGACAAGACAAGCCCTAATGAAGGAGTATGGTTTATGACAATCAAGAAAAGAATATTGTTTGTAGTTATGTTAGCCGTATTCTTTGCTGGAATATTTACAGCACCAATAGTAGACAAGAAAATACATAAAGAAGATAGACAATGGACAGTAGTAGATAGCAAGGCATACGCTAAAGATATGCTATCAGTATGGCAAGATAAACAATGGTCTTGTCTTAATAGTCTATGGACTAAGGAAAGTAATTGGAGACCCGAAGCATACAATAAGATAAAAGTTATGGGTAAGAATGCTGGCGGTATTCCACAGTTGCTTGGCTTAGACCCTAAGACACCAGCACCAAGACAGATTGAACGAGGACTTGACTATATATACAATAGATATGATACCCCATGTAAAGCATGGGCATTCTTTAAGAAGAAGGGATACCATTGAAGCCTAAAAGATATAAAAGTATCTATGATATGAAGCCTAAAGATTACAGTCAGGCTATGGATATTCGTGGTAATCCAACCACAGTATGTCCTTGTGGCTGTAATGTATGGACAGTTAAACTAAAGTGGGATAGTGATGATGGTAGCATTGACATGTATTTCCTAGACATGGAGTGTGCCATGTGTGGTACTAGAGCAACAGCCCCCACACCTATTGACGCAGAGAGGATAGACTAATGCCAACATATGAGTATCGTTGCATAGACGATAAAACATTGATAACATTATCTAGAAATGTAGATGATAGAGATGACTTGGTAGAATGCCCTGCTTGCGGTAGGGAAATGCGCCGAGAGTACAGCCCTGTGCCTGTTAAGTTTAATGGGACTGGCTTCTATTCTACGGGAGGATAACATGGAAGATACAATTCAAATACTAGAGAAAGCAAATAGATTATTTGCTGATATGTTCGGGATAAATGAAGGAGAAGAAGAATGCCTGAGCCAAGACTAGAAGATGATATAGCCTACTATGGTGCTGAGAGATGCGATGAGTGTGGAGAACGACATGACTCAGATGAATCGCATAACTATGGTGATGACCCTGACAGAATGTGGGATGAGATGCATGAACTCTGATATGCCAACTGCTAAGGAAGAAGAAGAAGAAATGTTAGCAAAGTTTTGGGCTGACTACGGCGAGAGCATGTGGGTAGACCCTATGGAAAGAGAGGATATATGGAGTGTTCCTGAGGCTGATTAAGTATAGTGTTGTTACCGCAATAGTAACTTATTATATTATTCTTGCGGTAACTGCTCTTCTGATTCTTGTGACTCCACTTGATTAGGTTCGCTATCTATATCTTGATGTGGTCTGAATCCACCAATTCTAAATACCAAGCGCTTTAATGCACGCTTATATCTCATTCGTGCTGCATCTTCACTAAACAATTCAAGGACATTCGCTATCTCCTTGAAGTCCATTGACTCTGCGTGGCGGAAGAAGAGTATTTTTCTATCTTCTTTATTCAACTTCCAAAACGCAGCGTCAATTTCTAACATCATAACAGTTAGATTACCACCCTCCGCAGGGGCAGAAGGTGCGCCACTAAACCCTAAGTTTAATTTATGTGTAACACCATACTCGCCACGCAATACAGATGGCAAGATAACTTCTACTAGTTCAATGTCATAGTAGTATAGGTCTGATACATCGTAACCAAGAGACTTGGCTTTCCAACGCTGACAGTAATCCAATGCATCATTTCTTAATGAGCGATAGATGAGATTCTTAGCGTCCCTCTCACCTATCGCTTCCCACTCAGCAAGTTTATTAGGGTGCTCAACGAACCATTGATAGAGAGACTGTTTAATATCTTCTAGTTCTACCATAGAAAATTTCTTATGATACTCAGAAGCAACAGCAACTACAATGTAGTCCCACTTCTCAATGTTATCCCAATTCAATTTACTTCCAAACCTTCCCATCAAATACGAATGAACCATCCATATTTACTGGAACAAGATGAGGCATAACTTTATTTCCATCTACATATAATACGCCAAAGCCTTTGTGCCATGTGAATAATCCACCACGAATATATTTAGCAAACTTAAAGTCCATTAAACAACCAACTTCTAATCCCCAAAGAGTCTTAGGGTGACCACCAAAGTATGATTGCGTGTAATGTGTTAGACCCATGCGATGTGTATGACCACAGACTACGGACATACCAGCACGCTTTGCTAAACCTAGTGCAGTAGCACCAGCAGTAGGCTGGACATTACCTTCGTCACCATGCAGTAGCAACCAGTTAGGTGCTAGTTCATATGGCTTCTCGTGGTATTTAATGCCTAAGTTATCTAGTCGTAAGAAGTTCTTTAACTCTAACTCGGGTAAACCAGCAAGTCCCGGCGCTCTCATTTTAATTGTATTAAATAATCTATCTGTATGGTTGGAACGAATCATATGTTTAATCTTTAATGATTCAAGCACACGATAAGTCTCATCTCTATCTCTAGCAATAGACTTCTCATGCTCTAGGTCAGTTCCCTTACTCCATTTTGAAATGGTTTGCATGTCCATTTCATCTCCGACTGACACAACCTCATCAGGTTTATATGTTTTAATGAAGCGTGATAATACGGAGACCGCTTTCCTATCGTGATAAGGAACTTGCAAGTCAGACACGCAAACGATTACTTTCATTTGTTCCATTGTCCTCTCAGGACTAACAATCCTATGATAGCATAGTTAGCCATATCCTTGAAGGAATCTTCAAGGCTTTCGTGCTCAGGATTTTTACCATTATCAACTAGATTATTTATCCGTGCAAGTTTATCATGCATACGAACTCTTAATCCATTGACTGGTCCACCTGGTGAATCAGATATATTCTTTGGTCCATAATCTTTATGCTTAGATAATAGTAAGTCTAATAGTTCTTGGTATGTTCGTCCGACTGCTGACTCAAAAGAGGTATCGTCAGAGTTAGAATCAGTTTTCCATGAGACTTCTCTGCTTGTGTTATATGGAAACCTTGTCCCACCAAGTGGGTTATAATCTGCCACTCTTCACTCTCCTCTTTCAAGTAATTGTTTAAGTTCATCTTCCAAATCTATCATGTTAGTTTCTACTACCATATCTTCAATGAGACTCGCTATTGTATTTGGCTGAGTCTCTGCCGTAAATAAAGTCATATAAGTTGACTCCGTTATCCCCTTAATATGTTCGGGACTGTCTGCATATTTATACATACACCTAAGCAATGAACCAATCATCAACCTATATCCATTAGGAAGAATTAATGATGGGTCAAACTCTTCATCATCTTCTAATAAGTGGTCAGTTGCATCAAATACATTCTCAAAATGTTCGCCACATTCAGGGCATGGTGGCACAGGTTTTCTATTCATAGCCCAGCCTTCTCTCTGATATAATCTGAACCATGTTTAACATACATACTATTGACATCTTCATTGTCAGGTAGTTGAACAATAGTAACAGGTAGTTCTCTTGCTAAACTTGTAGCAAATTCTTTTCCTGGTTGGTCACCATCCGCGAACACGAACACTCTCTCAAAGTCTGCCAACAATCTAGTGTAGTGTCGCTTCCAACTGTTAGCACCTGGAACTCCAACACATGGTATGCCAATGCAACTAGACATAGTTAAAGTATCTAACTCACCTTCGCATATACCAATATAATCTCCTGCTCTTTCAATATCTAAAACATTATACATTCTAGTTTCAGCACCAGTCATACCCATATACTTAGGTTCAACTGCTGGATTCAAAGAACGAAATCTTAAATCAACAACACCAGTCTTTGTAATGTAAGGGATAGATAGTCTACCAGTAAACTGTTCATGTCCAACTTCAGGTTCCACGACTACGCCTAATCGTGCCAGTCGTGCTGCTTCCATTGTTATACCTCTGCTTCGGAGGTAATCTTCTGCCTGATAAATGTTTGCCGCGTACCGCTGTGTCGCTGACCCCAGTAATTCCTTCTGCAATTCTTTTTGCTTCATGTATATCTACCCTTTCCTGCTGTGAGACAATTTGTAATGAGTTACCTTGGACTCCGCAGGCAAAACAGATGAATATGTTATTATCGAGATTAGCACTTCCTGACTGGTGAGTGTCCGAGTGGAATGGACACTTGATATTAACTTGCCCGTGTCCTTGTCGTATACTCGCTCCATAGTGGATGAGTATTTCTCTAATGCTTGGTAAGTCATTCACTAATCCCCTCAATCCATTGCTCCAAATCTTGTATTACCCATGCTTTACTTAACGGTGCTTGCTTTCGCTTGAGTATTATATACTTTGCTGGAACATAGTCGAGGTTGCGTGCCTTAGCATAGTTCTCTGCTTCAACACTAGCCTCTCTCCAAAACTGTGGTAAATCAATTTTCTTTGTAGCCTTTAGTTCTAATACATAAGTGTTGCCACCAATTACAGCAACGATATCACCCTCATCTTTAGCGCCAGCCTTAGTTAATCTTTCAGCAAATATTTTCTTAGACCGTAACCATTTCACTATACCAGTTTCAAATGATGCGCCTTTGCGTTTACCATAACTACTCATGAGTGAACCCACTTATAGGTATACGCCAACCATTTATATAGGAATCATAATACTCAGGCTTCATAAACTCTTCAGGATATGCTACCCCAAATATTTCAACTTCAGAAAAATATTCTAAATCTAAACACTTAGTTCCTATAATAACTTTACCTTTATCTTTACCCCAAAATGGTATACTATCTTGAGTTCTAATTGACCTTACTTCAACGTTCTCACCAACATCAGGCAATGCATGTCGTTTCTTATGCAATCCGTTTGGATACCAAGGATTGTTCCACGCTAAGTTATAGTGCTTTGCTACTGCCCACTCACACACATTGGCACGTATGTTAGCATTAATCTCAGGCTCTAACCTACCATCAGCCTTGCCTTGGGCGTAGTTAGGTTGGTCAGTTGAACCAAATTTAGTCAGCCATCTTTCTACTGCAAGCATGGTGCATACTCTAACCTCGTCTTTACTCAGGGTTATTATCACGCCACGCCACCTTAGGATATCTAGCAAAGTTTATAAAGAAAAACAATAAATCAAATCTTGTTACCCATGCACTAACTGTTGCTTCGTAACCTAGTTCTGTTTCAACAATAGGATATCTTTCGAAACCTAAGCCAAAGCAGTATCTAGTGTTACGAGCAATAGTTACTGTATATCTACCTATATCTTTTTGCATTAGTGGTTCTCTGGAATATCGTCAACGAACATATACTCAGGGTTAAATGCAATCCATGTCATTAAACCACCACCAGCATCGGCCCTTCCGTATCTATTCTTAACTGGAGCAACACCCATACTGGTGCCAACAACTCCCAATGTACAGATTAACGCAGGAAGTTGAGCGACTTTACCCTGGATAGCAGACCGTGGCTGACACGGAGAACCAGTGACCGCTTCACTAGTATGATGTAACACAACGACAGCAGAATTAGTAGCCCTAGCAAGATACTTTAACTCCTTCATAATAGCACGCATAGAAGCGAACTCTTCGCCTCCATCAGTAGCAACATCCATTAAGTTGTCTACTATAATAAGGGTTGGTGAACAACCCCACAGTTCTTCAAATGCCTGAACTTCTTCATCAATATCTTGAAGAGTAGGCGCTGATTCAAATGACCAAACAACATGACTGCTCTTAGATAGAGTAGCCTTGGTCCAACCTAAATCAGAAGATAACATATCCTCTACATCTGATTGACTCTTACCCGAAATCATCGATGCTAATCGCATAGCCATCGTATGGGCATTGGTATCTGCCGATATATAAAGCGTCGGCACTTTCATCTTTAGTGCTAACGCCAATGCTAAAGTAGATTTACCTACACCTGGCGCTGCTGCGAACATCGAAACTTCGGAACGACGGACGATAATCTTGTTTGCTTCAAATGCCTTGAAGCAGGACGGAAGAGGTTCTCCGCCGATACTTGTACGTCCAACAGAGCGGACAAGTGTACGCATCCTGGTTCCTTTCTAGTTCCGAAAAAGAATCGTAGCCATAATGCTACAGGAGTTTTACGACTACGATTCTTGTTCATTGTATGATTATTAATTTACTGGTTTACATTGGTCAGGTGTGCCTTGTGGTGATGGACACGCCCAGAATGCATATGGCTTTCCACTTGCTTTACTGATTCCCTCTCGCCAAATACGGGGTCCGTGTTTGCATACGGGAGACGCTGTACCTGACGCTGGCGACACCTGGGTTGGAGGCGAGGATACTAAGGGCTTTGTGCCGATAGTGGAACTCGTGGTCGATAAAGGGGCAAGTGTGTAAGCACCTACTACCTTCTGTTGCACAGATGAAATCTGTGTAGAGTAATCGCCTATGCCTTCAAGTAGCACAGACAATTCATCCGCAGTATTAGCACGGATATTTATCATATCACCTGTTGGTGTTTTGTAGGAAACTTGTAGTTTCCAGTCTTCATTTGCCATGTTTCTCATTTCTTCGAAGTGAACTGACAATGTTCTGTAAGTCCACATCGATTGCAGTTGTTTGTATTAGGTATAAAAATTCCTGACTTGCGTGCCTTATCAAATCCGCTGACAAGATACTCAAGTTTCTCTTCAGTATAATCAGTTAAATCTATTAGTGGTGTAGTTCCTGACTGCCTAGCCATCCAGTATGCACCATACTTAACATCTACCCCTAGAACTTGTTTAAGTCCTAGGCGGTAGAAGCCAAGTTGTAGCGTGCTGAATGGGGTCTGTTGTGAAGTCTTCAGGTCAACCACGACTAATTCACCATCAACTTCAAACACTCTATCAATCACCATCTTAACAGGTATATCTGCAAAGACAGGTGTTAGACCCAACTCAACGGCAGGTGCGCCTTCTGGTGTGTGCCAGATTCTCCAGTTATGATTAGCAGTTCGCCAATCAATATATGATTGAACCCATTCAGGTCCAGTCTGTTGCCAGAAATCTATGTTCTCTCTATTAGGAAATGCTTTAGATGTTCTACCACCAACACGAGCAAAGGTTAAGTCTTTACCTTCTGCTTCCTTATTCCAAGCATCAGTCCAAAGACTTTGAGCGGTGACCACTTAGTGCCTCCCTAAGAACTAGTTTGGCATGTTGTAGTCCAGCAAGTTCAGTCTCATCTGTAGTCTTGTCAATAAGCGAATTAATGGAACCCATTGCAACAGCCCAGGTTTCTCTTAATCCATCTTCATAACGCTCACGCATAATGGCTGAGTAAGTTTTCCAGGTCATAGTAGTTGACCCATCTTCATTAATAATTTCAATCATAGGTTCTCCAAGTCCCACGCTTCTGTGGCTGAGTGAAAGGCAGAGCCACCAACAGACCATACGGATGGCTCTTCGGGTAGGCTAAGTAGACGACCTAGATAATACTGATATCCGCAGTCGATGAATGTAGTAAATGCTGAGTATGATATATGCTCAGGTAATGTGTAGTCTTGCAGTTGTATAGTCATAGGATTAATTATACAGGATAGATTCTATCTTGTCAAGGTAAGGTTCCTATGAGTAAGAATCAGGTATGCTATAATTGTATATTATAATATACAGTATATATATATAAGACCCCGAAGGGGTCTATTATATAATATATATAATATATACTATAGGTAACTTACCTTAAATCTTATCTGAGTGGTTAGGGGAAGACCACCTAGATACGACAAAAGACCCCCCTTCCTAGTAGTGATACTAAGTTGGGGGGTTTTCGTGTCTCTAAAGGGCGTTTAAAGCCTGATTAGGGGCATATCTAAGCCTATCTTCCGAAGTCTTTTTCAGCGCTGTCAGCCCATTTAGCCAATGGGCCGAACACAGCACCGATTGCAATAGCGTATTGAGGGGCTAGGTCAGCAGCCAATGCTAGTCCTAATGTTACGGCTGATGCTAGTACTGCACGGCAGTAAGACTTGAATGCTTTCTTCTGACGCTCTGTAATTTTGAACTTCATTTGTTCTCCTTTGTTGGTAGTGGTTCTTTCGAAGCCTTTACCTTGTTGAGTATTGTTGCCTTTCCCATCCAAGGGAACCAAGGTGATGTATCATTACCGCAGTTGTCTTTGATGGAAATATGTATATGTTTTGTATGCTTATTTGAACCAGTGTATTCTCTGTCACCCTTTTCGGCTGACCAGATTCTACCCTTAAATATTAAATACTTAACTCGTCTATCTGATTTAAGGTGTGCGTAAACCTCATGACAATTAATGTCATTGTCAGGGTCATGAGTCAAGTCTACTGCTAGCCCAGTATTGTGGTCCGAAGTTGGGCTGGCTTTCAGATGAGCAGCAGATGGTAGCAGACCATCGCTGGCTTTCTTGCGTTTCGGTCTTAACGCCGTCGCCTGGCGCAACACAGCAATTGCAGCAGGTGTGGCTTTCTTTACAACAGTTGTCATTATTTCCCATTTTGAATTAGTATCTGATAAAGGGTATCTACTTTTTGCTCTAACCTATTGACTTGGTCTTTGACACTAGAGCCACCATTAGGGCGAAGTTCAGATAAATAGTGTTTAACTAAGTGTCTTACCGCAACCGCAAGTGTTCCAAGTAAAGTTGTTATGGCTACTGCTAATGCAGCCCAGTCATTAGGTGTCATAATATTATACCGTTCTAATCGTAATTTCTACGACTCCCCCGAAGCCATCAAATCTCTTGTCTGGTGGAGTCATACGTATGAATGAAATTTGTTCAATAACTACTTGACGACTTTCACCAGTAGTTAAATCCTGCCAAGCAATAACGTCACCGCTTTCCTCTACGTTTTCAAGCGCATTAAGTCTTGCTTGTGCCTTGCCTTCATATCCAGATACAACATTGTATCTATCTGTTTCGATATCAAAACAATACACAGGAAATCTGATTACTCTTTGACGAGGTGTAGCAATAGTTGCTTTTGCCTGATAACCTTTGAAGATTGGCCCTAGGCTTGTAGTTGTTGCATCGCGGTTAAGAACAAACTTATATGCTACATACTCTTGTGCTGTAGCAGGACTAGATGTGGTTACTTCTACTGGGGTTACACCGCTTGTGTATGTAATATGGTCATACTCTACACCGCTTTTATCTACAGTTTCAAGAGTCATAGAACCATATGTAAAGTCACCACGACCTAATAGTCGCTTAAAGTTCTTAGGCTCTAATGTTCCATAGCGTATATTACCTGTAGTAATATAGCCACTAGATATAAGAACTGATGGGTCTTCACGATATACATGACCATTAGCAGATGATGCATAAGCAGTTGTATACATTAAGTAGTTAGTTGAACCAGCAAAACCACATGATGTTGTGACATGTTCAGTTACCCCAGAATAATACAAATCATTTGCATAAGCAAAGCGCAATGTTTCTATTTCATTTCCTAGGTCAATACGAATTACACCTGGTTCTCCAGCAACGCCAGTCGCACACCACACGAATTTGTCTCGTGCAGCAAAGTCATAGCAAGGCTGTGTGGTTTCCACAATAAGTGGACCATAATTAATGGAGCCATCAGTGTCAGAGACAACTGCTGCACGGATTCCTTTACTAGTACCTATCATCATATAGCCTAGGTAGTAGAAAATTTTATGTACTATCTCACCTACTGGTAACTCTGCGGCAACTTGGGCTGAGGTTAAAGTAGGCATAGCACCTGAAGTTTGTAGTGTAAATTTTTGAATAGTAGATTGAATACCATTATATCCAGCAACATATATAGCAGCGCCAGATGCAGTAATGCTTGTGTATGTATGAGTTGCAGATGGATGTGTGTATAATGCTGTTGGCATAGATGTTGCACTACCAGTAAATTCATATACAGCATTATTAGCGCACATAACTAAACGTTCTTTAACAAATTCCATTACAGCATTTGTTAACACAATAGATGGAGATGTAAACATAGATGTATTGGCTGTACTGGAATCACCAGTCAAAGCCTTCTTATATACACGTAGTTTACCAGCACCACTTAAGTCGTTAGTTACCCAGTAGGCTGTAGTTCCATCATCACATACGGCATATACTTTATCATCTGTTCCTGCATTATAATCAATAAAGTGTGTAACTGTTCCATCAAGTGCTACTTTATCAACATCGTATTCGTCATGAAGTAATACACCATTAGTACCATTCCAGGTAATTGAGCGTGATTGTTGTTGAGAACGAGCATTAGATGCAATAGCGCCAGTTGTAATGTGGTTTTCGTTACAGTTATTAAGTAATGTTACTTGACCTTTAGTCCAAACATTAACACCCTTGCTATCAGCAAATCTATGTGATACAATTTCTCCAGCAGATGGGTCATAAAACTTAATGCCTGAACCAGAGTGGAATGATGATTGACTTCTTATCCACCAACCAGTAAGTGATTGCTCACCTGGTTCTGCTCCATTATCAAACTGGTCTTTACGGAAAGGTGCAGTCTGTCTAATGTATGGGCGTGCATCACTAATAGCATAAAAGAATGGTTGCCCACCAATGGCTACATCATATGAATCAGATGTATTCTGCCAGTATGCGCTTGTAGATACAATGCCAACATCAACAGCAATTGCTTGATTGGCACGACCTTCGGTTATATCACGACCAGCCACAGTGCTCCTTAATTAAAAATTAGTTTTCAACCCATTGTCTTGTAAGTTCAGACCAAGCGTATTTTTTTCCATCATTAGGATAAGCAACTGGTGCTTGCCATTGACAAGTATCTTCATCTAGTACCCAAGATGTAAATGGTTTAAATGGTATAAAAGCATTTTTTTCAGAATCATAAGTCATACCTACGCCTGCAAAATTTTTGCGGATATTACCATTATAGGAAGTTTGTTTCCAATTACCACCAAATAATGACTGGCAAAATGCTATACCTTTAGATTCTGATTCAACACCATTATCTAATAGTTCATTATTATGAATAACAATAACTTCAGTAACTACATTATTTTCATCTAATTTTGCAAAGTGTGCCATTAGTATCTAATGCTCCCGCTTCCAGTAAATTTATAAATGTGGTATGAGCCTGATGTTGTATAAGTTGGAGAACCAGTAGTTGCTGCTGCGGCTTTTGGACCACGAATAATTACAACTCCTGAACCACCTGTACCACCTAATGTAAAACTACCATTGTAGCCTCCGCCACCACCGCCACCGCCTGTATTTGCAGTTGCAGCAGTTCCAGCAGAACCTTCAGTTCCACCAGCACCGCCTCCACCTGTGCCACCTGTACCACCACTATTAGTTCCAGACCTGCGGTAGTCAGTTCCTCCTCCGCCACCACCTGCATAATATGTAGCAGTTCCTGAAATAGAAGTTTCTACACCTACTCCACCATTACCACCATTAAGGCTTGCAGAATCTCCACCAACAGCGCCAGCACCTCCGCCACCGCCACCAATTGAACCTTGTGTAGAACTATTAGGGTCACCATTACCGCCATTATTTCCTTGGCCAGCAACACCTACACCTGTTGTATAAGCATATCCTGACTGATAAGTACAGCCCGCGCCTGAACCACCATTAGTGCTGTTAAAAGCCTCTGCGTTAGGTGGTGAAGCACCTCCGCCATTTGCGGTAATAGTAGTTATTCCTTCTCCAGAAACAGATGAGTTACTTCCTTTAGTTGCAGTAGTAATAGTTGGCGCTGTACCACCTGCACCAACAGTAATTGTATAAGTAAAGCCACCTTTAAAGACTACTGGACTTTCTACTGAACTATTATTAGTACCACCAGTTTTATCAACGGTACAACGTAAACCTCCAGCACCAGCGCCACCTTGTCCGTCACCACCTGCAGCACCTCCACCACCAGCAACTACAAGATAATCAACAGTAACTGGCTCTGTATACATAGTATTGCCAACCAGCATTGTTCCTTTAAATAAACCAGTCTTAAGACTTCTTACTGGAGTCATTACGCAATCTCCACTCCGCTAATATGAAAGTTAACAGTTGTTGCAGAGGCTAAACCTTTAATAGTTTTTGTAGTAGCCAATACTTGTTTTAAGTCAATAACGGTTGTATCTCGTCCACCAACTGTAACTAAAGTTGCAACAGAAACATCATCTAAAGATAAAGTAAATGTTGCATCATTTAAATCCGTATTAGTAACTGCAATATTAGTTACTACTGTAGTAGTTGCCGAAGGAGTTGTGTATAGGGTTGTGCTTGATGTTGATGCTGCTCCACGAAAGAGCGCCTTACTTGTTGTAGCCATTAGTTACTACCTTTCGTTATTGTTAGTATGAATCCATTACATCAGCAATTGTTACTGATGATAAATCTGGGGCAGGGATTGCTGCGATTGCTGCTGATACTTCTGCGTCTGTTGCTAGAACTGTGGCTGAGCCAGCCAATGTTGCTAGGTCTCTTGCTTTACTCATTGGTTGTCCTTACTTAGTTAGGGCTGCAATTTCATCAGCGGTTAAACCTAGTGATGCTAACTTTGCCTCAGCACTTGCTTTGGCTGCAGCCTTGGCTGCTTCTGCTGCTTCTTCTGCTGCTTTAATCTCAGCAAACTTTGCTGCTTCTACTTCACGCTGAGCAAGTTCTTCTGCTGTATATGGGCGTTCTGTTACTTCGCCTGTCTCGCAGTTTACTTCTACTACCATAGGTGTATCTGACATTGTTATTCCTTTTCTCGTTAGTTATTAAATACCGTAAAGGTATGCTGTTGAACCAGCCATAAACTGGCTACCACCGCTATCAAAGTTACCAATAGATATGCTGGTAATTCCAGAGGTAGTTGGGTGCTGACTTACTGAGTGCATATATAAAGCAGTGCTACCATTTTTCTCAGATGCTGATTCAGTTAAAATTGATTTAATGGCACTGCTTGTATAGTTAGGGAAAATATATTCAGCATTTGAAAACATTGAGGCGAGTGTTCCGCTTCCATTTCCTCCAACATATACATAGTTTAAGTTAGAACCACCAGACCAGCCCGAACTACCATTGCCAAATAATCTTACTCCATAACCAGTAGGATTTATATCAGTTCCATTGATGGTTAAACGAACTCCATCGCCGTCACCAGCAATGTTTGTCTTACCAGCAAGTTTTAGTACTAGGTGTTTATATGTTTGTGGTATAGAGGTGAATGAAATTGAAGATGCAGCACTACCTAAAGAAACGCTTGCAATCCATTTGTATGTTGCCATTATGCCACCGATATTCCGTATAAGTTGAATGTAGTTCCAGATGCAAAACTAGACAATGTATTAACCTCCACTGAGGTAACTGCACTTGTACTTATCCATCTTCCAACATTCATATCATAAGAGCGTTGACCAGAACTTCCTTTTGATATGTAGTGTTTTTGAGTATTAGTGCTTCTATAATTAAAAATATCAATATGAAGCATAAATGGGTCAGTACCAACATTGTTTATTTGAAGGTATGCAGTAGTATAACTACCACCATTTGCAGTAGCACCTGCAGCGGATGCATAATTTGTAGCAGAGTCATAACTTGAAGCACTGCCATTAAATGTTAAATAATCTAAACTACTAGATACAGCCGTATGGGTTCCTTGTACTATTAATACTAGGTCCTGATAACTACCCAGACTAGAAAAAGTAACAGTAGATGCTGATGAACCAAGGGTTTGGCTTTGTATTAAATCATAGGTTGCTGTTGGCATTATGAATCCTTTATTCCGTATAGAGTAAATTTAGTTTTGGCGTTCCAGTTGCCATTAGATGCAAACAAAGATATAGAAGTAATTGCTGAAGTACTATCCCAAAACATAGAAGCACCTTGTATAATAGCCCTGGCACCTTGAGTAGAATAAGTACTACCACCGTATGCTCTTGCTACTTTTCTATTATTTGTATCTTTGTAATTAAGAATGTCAATTACTGTTGGAAATACAGAATCTTGATTTTGATTTAAGAAACAGTTAAAAATCATACCGTAAGTTATAGTTCCTAAAGTATAATTAATTCCTTGTTTATTACCAGTGCTGCCATCCCAGTATCCTCGTATAGAGTGATTGGTATAATTACCACCAGTGTCACTATTAAATCTTAAGCCACCATTTCCATAGTCAGTGCTTCCGTAGTTAACCACATTAACACCTCTGATTTGTAAATGTTTATATGTACTAGGAATAGAAGTAAAGGTTATGGTATCACTAGAGCCATTGCCACTAAGAGTAGCAATAGCCTCATATGAGTTTGGTTCTACAAGAGTAAGTGAATTGCTTGCGCTAGATTCAGGTCCACTACCAGTTGCATTAGTCGCTTTTACTTTAAAAGTGTAAGCAGTTCCAGCAGTTAATCCTGATACGGTAACAGGGCTAGTTGAGGCGGTTCCAGTAAATGAACCAGGGGTAGAGGTAGCGGTATAGTAAAATACTGGTCCACCAGTTGTTTCGCTACCAGCAGTAAATGCTACTGATGCTACGGAACCAGTACCACTATCTGTCGCAGTACCAATAGTAACCGTTCTGTCTGGTGTATCTACTATCTTACCAACTTTAGGAGATACTTGTCCTGTTGCCATAGTTAAGCCGCAATTCCATAAACATAGATTGTTCCACCAGTAAAGTTTACTCCACCTGCTTTTAATTCAATAGAAGTAACAGCATCAGAATTAAGCCAAGCGCCACTACTTACTGCTCTTTCGCCACCAGTATCAGCAGTTCCATACATTATTTTAGGAGTAATTTCTAAAACATTGTCTATATACAAATATCCATTATGTGTGGTAGCATTTACTAAAGAAACATAAAGTTCATTGGTACTACTTGCTCGGTTGCCATTATATTCTGGAACACTGCATCCACCAGAATATCCACTGCTAGAAGCGTTAAGAGTGACAGTCATTACTGTGCTAGAAGCGGTTACCATCGTTTTCCATACTAACATTAATCTTTTATATCCAGTTAATCCACTTACTGCTGTAGCAGTTGCCGTACCAGTTGGAGTTACTGTATTTATTAATTGCCAGTTATCTCCTGATATAGAACTTACTGTACCTGTAGCCATTACGCAATCTCGCTTCCAAATGCATTGAAGGATAGGTTTGCAGATGAGGCATATACTGTAACCACATCTGTAGTTGCTAGGGTTAGACCTAGGGTTAAGGTTGTTGTATCAGATGCAGGGACTGTAGCGCCATACACAATGTAGTGTTTGGCTGCTAAAGTTTCTCCTGCTGGTCGTACCGCAATACGATATGTAGCAGCAGATGATGCTTGGTTGCATATTGTAATTGTTGATACTACTGTAGAAGTAGCAGAGGGTACTGTGTATAGAGTTGTTGCGGTTGTTGCTG